ACGTGCTGAAACAGTTACTGTGTCGGTTGAACCACTTGTGCTGCTGGGTGTCGCACCGTCAAGTGGATCCCAACCGCTCATTGTATCGCCCCAAGTTACAGCTGAACCTGTACCATTAGCGGGAACGACTCTAGCGTCACCGTTTGAGTCGGCAACGACTGAAAGAATGGTACCCTTGGTGATAACGATCTCGAAACGATCATCCTCACTGTCATAGTACCATGTAGGAAGACCCTGGTCAGGAAGTAGGTAGGCGCTGGGGGCAATACCCTCAGAAACTACGAAGCGACCTGCACCTGTCTTACTGTGTACCTTGCGGAATTTGGCTAAACTCATTTTATTTCTCCTTATTTAGATCAGAGTTTACGTCTGCCCATGAGAGCATCTACTAAAACTTGCTCAAAGGAATCGACAGGATCGCTTTCTTCAACAACTTCTTCACCCAATGTGATAACGTTTTCTTCGATAGAAGTTACAACGTCAACATTTTCGAATTCTGTTGCCTGCAACATAGGGTTAACTCTTTTGTTAACCTTTGCTGGAAGATTTGCTAAATCTCTTAAACTATCAGCTAAAGATGAAGCTGTTCTTGGAGCATGCTCCGTAATCATTTCATCTCTACTATTAGCTTCGCCTAAACCTAGAGCAATCTTTGTATCTACAACTCTTTCAACAAGAGTCATATGCAATGCGCTCTTAAGCTTTGAATTTTCATCCTTTAAAGATGAAAGTTCTTGTTCAAGAAGGGCGATTTTTGCCTGTAGTTCGTCAGAACCCTGCTCATCACTACTTTCATTGGTGGTGAGATCGCTGTTCTCAACAACTTCTTCCTGAACCTCATCTGTAGAATCTTCTGACTCTTCAGATGACTCTTCTGACTCTTCAGCATTTTCGGAATCTACGTCTTGTACTTCCGCCTCTTCTGAATCGTTAGATGAGCTCTCTTCAGCCTCTGCCTCAGCCTCTTGCGCGGCTTCCTCATTGACTTCTTCGACTTGCTCTTCGTCCTTAGCGGACTCTTCTTCTGAAGACTCTTCCTCAACCTCTTCGTTAGCAGGAGCTTCCTCTTTTTCACCCTCTGTAGCAGAAGCGATATTAGAAAGATCTTGACTTAACTCAGTGGCAACAGCAAGGATGTCTTCTTCTTTGGTATCATTATCCATTATTAAATTCTCCTCAGAGTTGACTGTTTCTGAATCCTCACTAGATAGTAATGATTCCATATTGTTATTGTCACTTTCGCTTTCATGTATAGCAATAGCTGTCAAAAAAGCGCCTTTTGTATGAAGATAAGTTGTCTTAGAATCCTTCTTTTTCATATTTTTCAATATAGACTCATTTTCTTCCACAGAAACAATATCTTCATCATCCATGTAGAGAACAAACGCTGAACTCTTAGCAATCCAATCATCAGATGCTGCGACTGGTGCGTCATCATCTGTAACCTTTGTAGATCTAACCCCAGACTTTTGATCTGCTGGTTGATTAACAAAAGAATATTCCTTGAAAGAGATATCCTGCATATCGATATATGCAAGTTTGCCCTTATAGACTTTACCCCTGCGATATTTGGGCATACGAGGTCTTCCTGAATCTGTCTCTTGTGCAAGATCTTCACCGCTAATGCTGCAAACGGCCTTACCAGCCCTTCCACCTACAGACCCTGTAAGATATCTCTTATCCATAACCTTTTGAGCGGCAACAGGATCGGTTATAGCAACTTGCAATCTTACAAAAGAGGATCCATCAGACTCTTTGTCCATCCTTGCAGCTATGACTCTACCTATTGGCTCAGTATTTAAATCGTGATTCAGAATAATTGGCTTCGGGTAAGGCTCAACCCAAGATTCAAGCGCCTTTTCCAACTCTTCTGTTGAGTAGTTATTGTAATTTGCTGTTAAACCCTCATGTATAGCCGCAACTTCTATAATGAGACCGTGCTTACTGTTAAAAGATTCAGAAAAATCAACATCTGACTTACTGAAATCCGGCATAAGTACTGTAAAGCTTTCTATAAAGTCAAATGACATCATAAACCTCGTTATTGTAATATCTTTATTCTATAGTAAATTTATTTTTATAACATTGAACAAATTTATATAAATTTATACTAAGTGATATACGTTTGCATCACTTCTGTTATCCCCGCGCTTCAAAAAGTCTACGTACATTGTTCTAGACATTATGTGCGGACAATATATGTATGAAGCAGAGTATAAGTTATATCCTTGCTCTCTGCAATTTAGGGACCAACCAACATCTTCGCCTTGCATATGTACAGAATAGTCAACATTTTGATATACGTCTTTAGACATCATCTTTGCGGCCATTATAACATCAGACTTGAAATAGCTTCCAATACTATAATCTTTTCTTCTATAAGCCTTATCTGGCTCATCCTGCCTCCAGTCCATGACACTAGGATACATGGTTCCAACTGGAGTCATATACATTAATGGACTAACCGCATCTGCGCCATCGTTAACATGTGCTATTAAAAGCTCCATTGTTGAAGGATTAGACATTAGAATATCAGAATCTAAACTAAAATAATAGTCAGGAGATAGTTCTCTAACAGAGTTCAACAAAGAGTTTCTCAGACTAACCATATTATGGTATTTACTAATTGTCCAACTTCTTTTATTTTCCTCATGCTCAAAATGAGGTATATCTTCTCTTATTTTAATATCAAAATAAGGAATTCTATTATCGCATTCTTTCCAAGAATTTAAAATCTGCAGTGTACCAATATCATCTGCAGAACACTCGAACACAAAACCAATCTTAGATATATCTAAAGACTGAGATAATATACTTTTAATCCAATTTGGAAGAATCCAATCCCTCTTATAGATAGGACATCCTAGGACTAATTTCATTCTGTATCTTCAGTCTCTTCTTTCCCTGAAGATGCGGGCTTTACTGGTGAAGCCGTCTTCTTTTGTGCTACTTGCTTTTTTGCTGGGGTGGAAGCTTTCCCCTCATTAGACTCTTTAGCTTTAACTACTTTTGGAGCTGGCTTTGATTCAGTCTTTATGGTTTCGGGATCAATCAAATCTTCTTCCGAATCAAGATCCGCAGTAAGTGCTTGCAAAATATCAACTAACATTTCTAAAGCTATGCGTGTCTGACCATTTGTCACAGCTAGTCTAAACGCATCAACTGCATTGTCTGTCCTGAAGTAACTAGCATGTGCTGGATTAGACAATTTAATATTACTCATTTATTCATCTCTCTTTCATCAATATCTATAACATTATACTCTGAATCTAACAGACTTTCAACAGCTGTCAATAAATTAATATCACTTCTTTTTATGTCAGGAGAATTTTTCCTACCTTGCTGATTTGCAGGTCTGACCGTATTGCCTGGACCTCTTCTGTTGTTTGGAAGATTTCTTTGACCGCCAGTTGAAGAATCTTGTTTATCTCCATCTTTCTGAACGTCTTTAGCTGCAGTTGCTTCTTGCTGAGCTTTCATCATTTCTATTTGGACCCGAGCCTGAACAGAAACAAATAACCCATCTTCTTCAACAGAGGGATCTATACCTAGAGCTTTCCTGGCCTCTTCAATTGTAATTAATGAGTTAACATATTTTTGAACAATATGCGTTTCTTTCTTTACCTGAGTATCGACATCAATTTCATTAAACTCAAAGTAGCATCTGTCTGATATTCCTTCTTCTGCTGGATTTGCAATTGGATCAAACCCACCTTCTAGAAGAAGCTCATTAAAGACATGTACTCTGACCATTTCAGAGAACATCTTTTGATACTGCTTTACCTTATCGTAGAGAGCTGTATCAAGTCTTTCTGTGACAGACCTATTCCCACCATTCATCATCATGCCAAGATGGTGAGGGGCTACACCAAGACCAACAGCTACTCTTTCTTTAAAGTGTTCTAAATACCCTTTTGCGTCAAGTGAAGAATTTGCAGTACCGACTACATCTATATCATGACGATAAGGAAGAATTAATCCACCCTCTGATCGCATATTTTCAATCTCAGAAGCTGCTGCTGCTATTTCATCTGGTTCAGCTGGCTGTTCAGGAGTGCCTATCCTATATTTGTAGAGTGGAAATAGTTCTCTATGAACAAGATTTTGAATATCTTCTTCCATCTGCCTAAGGGCAACGATATCATCTAATATATTGGATAAAAATGGAGTACCAAATGCTCTACCAGTCTTCTTGTCGATAGCCATATGTATGACTCGATCAGCTGTCCAAACAGGATCGTTAACGTTAGGGCTATAGGTTAAAGGATCTGTTTCCTGCTGATAAGACCTAGGTCTATTATGCTTATCCCTTAAGATCCTAACCTGTTCAGTAGGAATTAGATAATATCCAACAATGGGCTGACTTCCATCCATTGAATCCAAGACTGATGGGAAATAGCTAGATATATCACCTCTTGCCTTAACAATGAAGGCGTTAGCAAATTTGAATATCTGATCAGATACTTCTATTAAAAAATCTTGGAATGGCCTTTTCATGGCTATTTCCATATAATCTATTCTTTGATAAAGGTAATTAACAGCCTCAGGGTTTTCCCCGACTATTTCCCATCCCTCTTTCCAAAAGAGCTCTTTATATTTATTGATGGCCTGCTTTACATACGAATCTGTATCTACAGCTTTTATAATCCTATTAAAATCATAGGGAGCAGGCTCAAAAGAAGCTCTTTTTGAATATGTTAATGCGTTCCCTTGAAAGCCTAAAGCCAAAGAAGCTATTCTCATAGCTTTAGTTAAACCCTTTAGCTCATCAGAACTTAATGCTTTTGCTAATACATTGTTTTTAGGGACGTCATTTATCTGCCTAAACGGCAGGTAATCAATTGCAGCCATTACACTCTCCTAGAAAAACTATGTACAATAGTAGCTTTAAGTTACTTTTTTTATAAGTTAGCTATCTAAACTAAGGTTTGCCTTTTCAAAAGTATTTTTAATAATCAGGTTTTTTACAGCTTCCAGCCAGAAAACGGTTTCACCCTCTGCTAAGTCACTTCTATATGAAAGATTCTGATTGGAAATCTTTATTTCAATTGAAAGCTCCGTTGGAGCCTCTGAATCTGCTGATTCAATTACATCTGTAATATCTACTGGATCTGACATTTTATACCTCACTCAAAACTTTCATCTTTTTTAGCTGTTTTTTTAGAACTAGAACCAGACTCTGATTCAAGCTCTTCTATTTTTGCCGTAAGCTGTCTAATTATAGTATCTTTGACAATCAGATCAGACGACATTTGTGCGATTCTTTCATTGAAGACTTGCACAAGAACATTTACATCAAGGTTATTTTCCATAAGTTCTCCTAAAAACAAAATTATATCACATAACTACAAAGCTATCAAATTATATCATAGACTTTAAGGTTTGCACTTCCTGATACAGATCCTGTACAGCGGCAACCAATGGAGAAATAATAGAACTGTAATCCAGATTTTGGATCACCATATTACCTTCATCATCTATACCATCTTTTTCTCCAAGTACCGCTGTGGGCAATACTTCTTGAACTTCGTGCGCCAAAAAACCTAATCTATACCTAGTATCATATTCATTATTTAAAAACTTATATCTAGTAGGTTTTAGTGCATTAATGATATCTAGACCATTAGTTACACTTGAAAAATCTGTTTTAATTCTATAATCAGACCCTGTTGCATACGTCGTATTGCTACCATTGTGATATATGGTTCCAACATTGCTGCTATACGTATAAAAAGAAATAAGGTAAAAATTACCCCCTAACCCACCGTGCTCAGTATTAACAGTCAAGGAAGTATAATTAGCATTACCAGATCCAATTCTAGCTATACCAGCTCCTGCACCGGTAGAAACCCTTGTTGTGAAAGCGTTGGATCCATTTAGGTTCGCAACAATAGTTCCATTAAAGGTTGCATTACTACCAACGGCAAGGCTACTGTTAGCGGTAATAGTTCCATTAAAGGTTGCATTACTACCAACGGCAAGGCTACTGTTAGCGGTAAGTGGGCCATTAACGGTAAGGCCATTGTTAGCAGCAAATGGGCCATTGACATAATTGCTAAAAGAACTTGAACTACACTGTATACCACCACCAAGAAGAAGTTGACCATTATTATTTGTACTTAAATAAACTTTCTGACTTCCATTCAAAGCCATATATAAAAATAGCTCATCATTACCATTAGTATTGCCTAGCAATAGCTCTTTTGGGGGATTAGCGGTTGGATCTGTTTTTGCAATTCTTATATACTCTCCATAAAGATTTGTCTGATAGTTTTGATAAGCATGAGGTGGAACACTTGGATTAGAATAAACAGTAAGATCACCATAGTTCTTTATTTCTATATAAGAATCACCATTATATGGCTGGCCTGTCATTCCACTTTCAGTTATGGAAAATGGACCAACTCTAAATCTAGTTCCATCCCAATCAATATAAGAACCGGAAGCTCCAGCTCTAAAGTATCCTGCTGACGTCCAATAGTTATTAGCGTTAATTGATATACTGTCTGCAGTAACAGAACCAGTAATCGTTAAATTAGCCCCATCCCATTGAACATACTGCGAAGAATCTCCGACCTTAAATGTCCCATCATTATTCCAATAGTTATTAGCATTTATAACTATGCTAGAAGCACTAATTGTTCCACGAACATTAGTCACATCAAACTCAGAATAACCATCACCAGTAATAACCCAGCCAGAAGTCCCCTGACTCCACACCCTATTACCCAAACCATCAAGAGTATAAGTTCCATCATAATCAGAAGACTTAATAATAGAATTAGTTCCATTCAAAGTTATTTCATGGGCACCAATCGTTCCAGCAGTAATCTTAGATGCAGTTAGCGAAGCAACATACTCATCATCAATTAACGGAGTATCACCAGAAACAACAATATCAGCCCAACCACTAACATTGCCCGTAGTGTCAACACTGCGAACACGACCAAAATAATATACGGGACTTTCTGTAGCAGAAGGGGTAGAAGAATTATCTAAAGAAGTATTTTCATCTACAGAAACAACAAAAACATTAGAAGGAGAAAAACCAGTTCTAAAAGGAGACTCACCAGTAATAATTTCCCAATCAGGACTAGTACCAGTCATCTGTTCCTGCTTATAAAGCTCATACTCATAACTCTGAATATCTTTATCCGAGACAGCATCAAAAACAAACATCACATTCAAGAACGACGCAACTAGCTCCAGGTTTGAGGGAACCTCTGGAATCGTTTCATCTATAGGAACAGTAAACCTAATAGTATCACTATATTCAGACGAAACATTTAAATCAGAATTCCTAGCTTTAACAGTTAATACATACTCTTTACCTGGCTTTAAGTCTTGAAGAGTAATTGTGTTAGTTCCAGATATACTTACATTGCTAAAAGAAATACCTGGATAAACTTCTTCGCTTAAAATTTCTGAATTAACAAAATAATAAAAATCAGCTCTAGATAAAACAACTTTTGAACCAGAAGATTTTGGATTATTACTCTTTACAGCAGTGACATCTAAAACATAATCTCTGTAATCTAAATTGACAACTGAATATAATAAGACATCACTTTCTTCCTCAGCCGAATAAAGATCTATAGTCTTAGTCTGCTCAGAAATCGGAAGTATTTCAAAATCTTCTTTTTTTATAGCTGAATACTTAACTGCTATAGCACCATAGTCTGGACCTTTATTGCCATATAGTTGCATCTCTGGACCAGAAAAAACAACCTTAACATTTGAGCCAATTAACTCTGTAAATCCTTTATTCCAATTTAGATTATCATTAATAAAAGAAAAACTATAATAGCCAGTCTCGTATGTATAAAGTTCTTTAGGAGTTAAAACTAAATTAGTATCTACAAAATCATCACCTATAATATAATAATACTCTTCACCAAAAAGAAGATTTTTTATATTATTATATTTATAATATACATAGTATTTTTTGTTAATTTCTTTATTAGCTACATGATTTTCAGCTGCCTGAAAATAAAGCCTGCCATTAAATATAACTGAATCAACAACTGTATAACTAGCAGACTCTTCTGCAAGTTCGTCTTGATAAACAACTGTAAAAGTATCGTAGTCTGCAACCTCATTTAAAGATGAGTCCAACGATGTAACCAAATCTATATCCCCCAAAGGAACAGACATCCAAGAAGTTGGTTGGATATCATCTTTAGGGGTAAACTTTTTGATGGCCCTTCTAACTGGGGCTTGAGTTAATTCAGTTGCAGTTTCTGAAGGTAAAAATTTAAACCAACCCATTTCAACTCAGCTCCCTGTAAATAACATCAAATTCATATTGAGAAATATCAATATTTTCATCCATTTCTATAGATACTACCACATCGACAACTGGTGTTCCACCTTCTATTATGTCAAGAATAAACCTATCTATAGAAATAGAAATAGGGCTAGCAACATAATTGCTATAATTAATTCTAGCCTCTTCCCAGTCAATATCAATTGATCTTATCTTTTTTGAGCCGTCTACACCAGTATGTGCATGCTCGCTAAGATCTACTCCATCAATAGTAACAGACGGTGATACTGAAATGTCACCAGTTACCGTTCCACCGTCTTTCAACAAATACTGTGGATGAGAATCTTTATCTAAATCATCTAAATCCGAATGACTAGATAAAAGCTTATCATTTCTATTTTGATTAATAATTATAGATCTAAATAGTCTTGGATAAACTTCATTAGACTGAGAGCTTAAGATTTGCTGCTTTGCTGCGCCAGCCCTTGAAAGCTGACTAATATAATTGCAATATTTTCTTTTTTCTCTAACAAGATTAAAAATACCATCTGATCTATCTCTTATTAAAGATACTCTTTCCATCATATCTACATAAATTGTTTTAAAATTAGATCTTAAAATATTTTCTGCCATAGAAACTTCTTTACTTATCGAAGGCATTGTTGACACAGCATCTGTGGTTCTAAAAATTAGATCTAAATATTCACCAATTTCCCTGCCTGCAGAAATAGAAGGTCTTAAATATCTATCATAGAAAATATCACAGTTATCAACCATGTCTCTCTTTAAGGAATTTATAAGATCAGATATTTCTGAATCTACAGCATTTACTCGAATCGCAAAAAAGCCTTGAAGTTTTGCGGCTTGCTCTTTTGTGACTTTACCCACTTCGGAAGATGGGAGTTCTCCTGGTTTCGATACGATTGCCTCCGAGATCCTGCGTGCGTAATGTAACGCCATTTTTGACCAGGTATCGTATTGTAATGCGATTTTTTGCTGTGATTCATTTTCATAGGCACTCCCAAAGTCGTTAATTAAGGATTTTTTTATACAGGCATTCTCGTTTTCAAAAAGTTTCAATAAGTTTCTAAAATGAAACAAATAAGAAAATGTAGAATGATTGATAGCCTCATAATACTCCTTTAAAAATACTCTAGATGCTGTAGATTGATACTTTTCGCAAAAAGCTACTTGATCAAAACAAATAAAATTAGGAGGAGTATCTTTTGAGACTCTTGTTGGACTACCATCAGCTCCAACAACTTGGATTGAGGAAAGATCATCAGAACCTGGGAAGGTTATAAATTTCGATGCCTCTAACCAAACTTTGTGATGAGAAGATTCTAAATCTGGATCCACAAAAGGAGAAACATTTATTTTTGATAATAAATCTTTTTCTATCTTTCTTCTCATCTTATCAAGATGAAATTCAGTAGAGTTTACCTGACTTCTGACCGCCTTAAGGGGTATAGAATAAGGTGATCTTACAATCGCTAAATCTGTATTTCTTGCTGCTCTACTTTTTGGATCTAATACTACCTCTTCATCATCTGATGACATAAAGTTTGAATCTTCAAACTTATATTGAGCAAAAACTTTGTTTGTATCTGTGGGAAACTGCTGTATGTTATCTGCCATAATTTACCTAAAATGTACTTCTCTTATAAGTTGTTCCACGTCGACCACGTCTTGAGAAAGAATGACCGGTAGCAGCCACTGCTGCTGCTCTTCTACCCACTTTTGCGGGTTCATCATCTGAAGAGATGCTACCCGGCATGTAGAACTCGTTTGAAAATGTATTAGTATTAGTAGTGTAGTTGACCTTATTTAAATCACCATAATTATCAGAAATAGCTAACAATGCCAACATCAGAGCATCGTGTGCATGGTCCATTGCTGAACCGCCAGCTTCAAAGACAGGCCTTCCAGTAGAGGTAGTCCTAACTACCACATAAGATATAAGCTGCATATATAACTCTTCGTCTGATTCTGAAATACAGATTTCTTCTCTCTCTAAGTATTGACGCAGATTATCAACCATGTATGGCTTTATTTCTTTTTTAACCATTAGCTTAGTATAAGGATCTCTTACATCTATACTCTCACCAAATCCAATACCCTTTACTCTTTCGCGCATTTTACTAGCAGGGTTCTCTACACCATACTTCCTTAGAAGTTCAACTTGAACTTCACCAAAACCACGGTCAACATAAATATGCTTTGGTTTAAAAATATCGTTTAACTCAATAATTCTATCTACACCACGAGTTAACGTATACTCTGATTTTGGTATCTCTTCTCTGTAGCAGAGTTTTATTTTATTTCTCATTCTTTCATCTTCATAATTTTCAGCGCAGACTTCTAAGACAACTATATTAGTCCCGGCACCGTATTTGTCCCAGTCAACACCTATAGTATGAAAAGAGCGTGCAGAAGTTAGCTCTGGAATATAGTTCCAAGATGGAGAAATAAATGCTTTGTCCACAAACTTCCTAGGGTAAACACCCTCTGAATCTTCTCCCCAATCAGCCTCTATCTCATGACGATATCCTGAAGGCGAATATTGCTCCCTGAACTCCTCTTCCTGCTCCTTACTAAAAAACGGGTTACAGTATGAAGGGAACCAGAATTCTTGGAACCTTTCAGATCTACACCACTCCCAAAATCTTTCTCTACGACCAGTGGGAGTAGAGGCACCCATTAACACCTTATCTGGCTGATCCTCTGCTGTTTTTTGAAGCATGGCGTAAAGTGCATCAAGGTCCCCTGAATGCATGTAGTCCATCTCGTCAAGAATAATCAGATGGGCTTCTTGACCACGGGCAACATCTGACTTTCCTCCCGACCTCATACCAGAAGTAAAAAATCTAATTGTAGATCCATTTGAAAATTGAATCATAAATTGAGGACTTGTAACTTTTCTAATAATAGAGTTCATTACAGCATCATTCTTTTGTGCAATCCTGAGGATCTCCTGATAAATTAACTCAACATGAGTTTTCATAGGGGCTACAACAAGTGATCTTCCATCTTTTCTAGTATAAGAATAGTGAAGAAGTTGAATAGCCATACTAAATGTTTTACCCAAACGACGACCAGCTCTAAGAACTTTTCTTAAAGATGGATCACGTAAAATTAGTATCTGATAAACTCTAGGGCTTACATCTAAAAAGTTTCTAGCCCAAGTTACACTATCTTTAGCTATATGTAGCTGTCTCTGACTCTCTGCACTAACTCCAGCTGTCAGTAGCTCTTGATCAACCCCAAAAGGTTCATCTATCAATAGTGCTAGTTCCCTATTTGATATTTGCCTGCTCATAACAGGAGATCCATCATTCCAGGAAAGATGAGTAAGCTTATTTTCAAAAACCCATTCGATTCTATTAATCTGCTTAATAAGCTCTGGGTCTTGCATCTTGATTATTTCAAGAAGATCTTCTCTAGGTAACTTTTCTAAACTTTTTCTAAAATCTTTTGTTTTATTAAAAACACTCATATTATCACCCGAAATGTGCAGCCATCATGCCAGCCTCTGATCCTAGCACACTTCTTGCATTCAATCTAGAATTCTGTATAGCCATAACACCTCTGGCACGAGAGGTGGCTGCTACTTCATTATCTTTGTAGCCCATACCAAAAGCCGGCTTATAAATAGAGCCTTGAAAAGATTTTACTGCGTCTTTTGCCAAATTAATTCCAGACTTAACTCCAGCACCCATCAACTTACCGGCGTCGTATGCCAACATGACCCAGCCTATTGGACCAGCAAATTTTGCCCCAACCTGTAAACCTCTGGCTGCCATAACTTTAGCACCACCAGACATAGCTATTCTTGACCCTGCCCTTAGACCAATTTTCTCAGTACCAGCTAACATCGCCCTTGCTTGTTTTGTACCAATCCCTGATCTAGCAGCCGCTGTCATGAATTGTTTTTCTGCCATTTTTGCACCGGTTTTAACTGTAAAATTCATACCTTCATATTGTATTCCTCTACCAAATCCACCAGCCCCTCTGAAATATCCACCCATTCTTTGCAGAGTGGGACTAGATAGTCCAGACATCATTAGATTACCCCTGACACCAATGCTACCTACACCTGACATGTTTAGTCTTGCTGCTTGTGCAGTTTCGTATCCACTTTGTCCATACCTTATCTGAGTAGCCGGTGCAAAATATCTTTTACTATTCAAAAGATTAAATGGATCATACGCTACACCAGCTGGGCTGACTGCGTTTGGTCGAACTTTAACGATAGATCTATCAAGTATGCTTCCAGAAGATCGATTCATGTTAAGAAGAACGTCAGTTGAATCGTCAATTCTACTTAATTTAGAAGCTATCTTTTTAGTTATTCTTTTATCACCTTTTGCGATAGCTTTAACCATCTTTTTCTCAAGGGCATCAGCTCTTGATGATGCCTGAAGTGCAGATGTTAAACCTGGGCCAAGAACAGATTTTTGTGCAGCCTGTGCAGCATCTGCTTCTGCGCGAGTCGTGAAACTACCTTTAACAAGAGCTTCTTGAACTCTTTTGCTTCTTCCCAATGTTTCTCCGAAAAATTGAGAAAAAGTATATCTACCAGAACCATAACCCTTAAAAACAGACAAGTCTTCGTATTGACCACTTAACAGTGACCTTGGAGAGATATTCCTTAAAGCTGGTTTCAAAATGGGCGTAGGAAGGGCGTTTCCTTTTGCCTGAGCTTTAAGTAGTCTTCTTCTTCCTATCCTAGTAAAGTCTGATTCCCTTACTCCTTGAGTTGCATTTGCCATCATCTTAGCACGAGATGCAGATTTTAATCCCATCCTTGGAGCGCCAGCATATCCACCGTACATCATAGTGCTAGAGCCACGAGTAGATTGCAACAGTGCGCTTTGGAACATGCCGGGCTGTGCATCTAATGCTGCCGTACCAAAACCTCCAACATCAGCCGGAGCGCTTCCATCATATGGCATATATCTACCAGTAAATGGGTCTAACGGCATTACATGCCACCTCTCGTATTATGCATGCCGAAAACTATGTCTCCACTTGCTCTTGTAATTGCGGATATGGCAGCTGTGGAATTTCTAGCGCCTTCAGAAAAAACTGATGTATCCATATACTCATCATCAGAAACGCTTGCAGCGGCCCGTGCAGATCCATACTGTAAACCCATGAATGCACCAGCCCCAACTAAACCACCTATAACTGCACCTAAACCTCCAGTACCACCTTTTAGTAAGCCTCTACCGATTTTACCAAAATTAGCTGCGCGATTTCTAGAAAGACGGTAAGCCGTTCTCCCGCCCAAGCCTGCACCTACCGCTCCAAACGCCATAGTGCCTCCAACGGCTGTGTCTGACTCTGCCTCAAAAGCCCCAGTACCTGCAATATCAGTGCTTGTTCCAGCTAAAAAACCACCAGTAATACCGCCCATTGCAGAACCCGCTATAAATCTAGCATCTAAATCTCTTCCAGTAAACGCAACGTCTGCATCAGGGCTCCCTAAAGCTACATCTAACGCAGCTTCTTTAGTTGCAGGGCCAACTTGAGATAAAAACCCTGCACCGGTTGCCGTAATGCCTAGTCCAACTTTTAAAGAAGTATTGTCTAAAGATTTGGGCATACGCGTAAAATTCCTGGCACCGATCATAGTCCCCTTAACCAAAGGTCGAACTACAGGACCAGTAACACCCATAGCTCGAATCCCAACTTTAGTACCATATTTAGATATTCTTCTACCAATTGCTCCAAGTTTTCCCATTATAGTGCCCCACTAAATAGATGATCATTTTTACTATTGGACATGTTAGTATGATTAATTCTTCTATTATTCAAATCATTAACTGTAGATGTTGTAGACATTGGATTTAGCCTCGATCCATTAGATAGATCAAAAGACTCCCCTAAGGAATACTTATTTAGTCTATCTTCATAAGGTTGCTGCTCAAGAGTTTCATCGTACAAATCATTTTCTTGAGATCTTCTATATGCATAGTAACCAGCTGCTGCAACACCTGCAATGCCAAGCCCTATTATGCCGGGCTTTTTATACTTCTGATATATTTCAACCGCTTTATAATAATCTGATCCATCTACGCTAGAAGATATTTTCTTTGTAACTCTTTTACCCAAATCTGGAGACTGATCTAGCCGTTCAGCCAACTGTCCCACAGTATCAAGATACTTAGCATCAGTTTCTAAAATTAATTTAGATGCCTCGTCACCTAGCCTTTGAGCTTCTTCATAATTTCTAACTGGAGCCAATACCCCAACTTGACCAGCATCATCTTGAAGATCAGAAGCTAGGATTCTTGTAGATACCCTTGAAGAAACTACATCTGTAGCTGTATCTACCTGCTGCCTACCTAAAGCACTTTCCATCTCCAGTACTTCGTTTTCCGCGAGATCGAGATTACCAACAGCTATCCCATCAGATAATCTGCGTTGGATAGTTTTCAATGCATCTTCTCTGCCCTGTGTGCCATTTGCCTTAGTTTGTTCTATCTCACCTATAATCTCACCTAGTCTACCTAGGTCTTCATCTAGGCCAAGATCCATTATTTCTCTGACTCTATCCTCATCAGAGAAAATATCATAAAGAGCTTCAGCGAGTGCCATAGATTCATCTTGACCAAGGACTCTTCCAGTGTTCCATACAACATTAACACCTCTTTGGCCACCAATATCTGCGAATGAAAGTCCAACATCATCTAAAGAAACTCTACCGTTTAACATTGCTGCGCTTTCCATCAGCTGTGCCACCGAATCACCTCTTGCCGCAACATCTTGAACTGCTTGCTCAACAATCTTCAATGGAATAATCAATTTTTCTGAAAGATCAGAAGTTTGACCTATTAAAGTTCTTGCATTTCTCTTTCCACCTGCCCTGAAATAACTGAGTCCCATCTCCACTAAATCTTCAGCTCTAGCTGTATACTTTATATTTGAGATATCTGCAGATGAGCTAACCGCTGCACTAGAGACAGCACTGCCTAACCTTGAAGTTTTTTCAGCTATAATAGTAGATATTACTCTTTCTTCGGGCGAAGAAAAATATCCATAACCTAGGTCAGCAAAGCTGTTAGCTACTGACTTAACAGTCCCAGCAGAGTATCTGCCCAATCCTGAACCAAACAATATCCTACCTAACGCATTGCCGAAGACTGTACCAACACTTCTTCTTTCTCCGAAGTTTTCATAAACAGACCCAAGTGCATCAGCTATCTGATCATCAGAAAGAGCAGAAAGGTTAATATTAGCAGCACGTCTCCCAATATCTAATAACCCTAGATCTTCAACTCTGCTGATGTTAGATGATGTTCCATATGTTATGCCAGATCTTATTATTCTATCTATGGCTTCTTCGTCTCCAACGCGCGCACTTTCTAACGTCTGTTTAATTTCCCCTTTTATTAAGCCTTGACTATACCCTAAAGTGTCTAACTCATCTGCAGTAAAGATCATTTCAGCAGTAGAAAATCTATATTCCCCTGACTGAGCGTCAAAAAAGAACTCACCTTTTAGATCTGCTGGAGGTGGGAAAAACTGTCCTTCTGGGTCCCTGTAAACAACTCTACCCGTCTTAAGTATTGTAGATGGTGTTCCCACTTGAGGAGTGATAGTTCCAGATACAGTAGTTCTTTGCAGGAATCTATCCTGATCAACCACACTCCTGAACGCAGTGTCGCTCATGAGTCTGACATCTGCAATATCGGTTGAAGCATTAATTGCAGACGACCTCCTTACGACATCTCTAGCTTTCTTTATCTCTGCGTCATTAAGATATGAGCTCTTTTCATCAACTACTCCGTTTTTAATATCTCTTCTTGCATACTCATCAAGCTTTAACTCACCTGACTGCATATATTTTCTTATGTAATCTTCTATAATTACGTCAGTTGCAGCAATGTGTGAACCGGAGTGAATTTCATTGAAAACTTCTGGAGCATCTCTTCTAATTAAGTCAAGAAGATTAGTATTTTGAGCAGTAGCTGTAACGCTAGCATATGTTAATCCTTCACCAGCAGCAACTGGTTGACCAGGAAGTCTGCCATAAAGAACTCTGCCTATCTCGGTAGAAAATTCTTCTTGGTCTAAACCTTCACCTATAAGACTCGTTGCTTGCCTTTGAAGGTAATCACTAACAGCTATTAGCTGGTCATTAATAAATCCTATTTCAGATGTTTTCTGTTCAAAGATTTCCAGCTGCTCCATAAGACCTTTATGAGATCTGTATCCATCTATTGATTGTATAGTTTGCAGTAATTTACCTATGTCAAACTTGGCATTTTGAGTTACGACTGCATCAGCTGAATTCAACTGTCTCAAAATATCCTCTAATCCACTCAGAAGCTCGTCCGAATCTCCTGAAACAACTCTAGAAACTCCTGGTGCCCCAATGCCAGTAATTTCCCTATCTATTAAAAATTGACTCATAGGTATTGAACCTTGTGCGGTTCCTACTACTTCAGATGAAATATCTGGAACATCAAGAAAAATATTTGACAACAGTTTTGGTTTTGCGCCAAGATTTCCGGCAGCGTCAACTGTTTCTCCTTTTGAATTAATAAAAGTTTCAGATATAGCAAATGTTCTACCAACAGAACTGTCAGTTACGCCAGTAGTTTCTATGTCTAAGGTTAATACTCTTTTTAACCCAGAAGTAGGTGGAGCAACACGACCGCCTCCCAAGAAAGCTGTTTCAAGCTGATTGGCCGAAAGCATCTTTCTACCTATACTAATAGCGCTTAGGCCATTAGCTGATGGATTAAAATTAAAATTTAATCTTGAAAGAATAACTTCAGCAGGATGCCTAAATCCAGAAGATTGATCATCCCCCGTTAACATGTACCTTAATGTAGCCCTATATGGATTAGATGATGGAACAGATGCCGTTGGAAGTCCATGCTTTAAAAGTTTAGGTAAATTTAATATTCTTCTTTTAAATTTATCTTCAAGTCGCCGTCTAGTTTTAACATCTTTAATCATATTAAAGTCTAAACCGTTAGACAAAAAATTACCATCAGGATTTAAAACTGGAGTGTTAGTACCAGATTGACTTTCTAAGACAGCCTGTAAGAACTCTTCTTGAAAATCTTGATAGGCTTCTAGGAAATCACTCCCCTTACCGTATATACGCTCTATATCAGAAGAAGATAATGGTGCAGTATTACTACCTATGATGTACTGATTTAACTTTCCTTTTAGATTAGAAAATACCTCAGATATCTGCATTGTGGTCTACTCTTTCGTTTCATCTGAATTTTCTACAAGTTCAGCTACCTCTATATATTCATCAACATCATATATACCAAGTTTTTGCTTTAAAAGTTTTTCTCTTTGAATTTCTATATCTTGAACTTTACTTATAATTTCAGATATAGCTTGAGCACTATCGATTTGAGATTGTCCAAGTTTTGCCTTTGCTTCACGAGTTGCCAAAAGCTGATTCCTAAGATCTCTTCTTCTTTTATGTAATCTATCTTCTAAATCAACAGCTAGATGAAGTTCTTTTTTTAGAATTGGTTGTCCATCTTGATCTACACCTATAACATTTTCTTGAATAAAGTGTTCTTTGGCTAGCAATTTAGTTTTTCTCATGTATTGGACTTCTTGATCAACAAGATCTCTGACCATGGATACTTCGACAAGATTATTCGGATTAACATCTAGTTGATCCATATACTCAGAAGTAAACTGAGCAACTATAGACATCTCTAGCGGACATGGATTTCCTCTTGGGGCCAAGCTCTCCTTAAGCAGGGGGCAAGTAGAGGCAAAAACGCATTTCTCACCTTCACAATTCATTGGTATTGAAGAGAACATAGATGTTCTAGTCTTTTGAGGCCTCAGCATTTCTACTGCTTTTTCTTTATCTTCTTGACCCCATGATTCTGGAAAAAAAAGATCTGGTCGCAAAGATTCAAAATCTTTCATGAATTTATCTTTATCAACTTTTTCTAATTCACCCATAATTGCATCCAATCACTAGACATTTCTCCTTCTGAATAAAAGAAGAAAATTTCAACACTTTTACACCCACTACAATATTCATCTCTGATTAAACAAGAGATTTTAAAATCATAGTATTCACTAACTACATCTCTTTTGTTATCACATCTAGGACAATTCATTTAAAGCTTTTAATAAACCTTTATGGAGTTTATCAGCCATATCTGAATTTTCTGTTATATTCAAAAAAGTTCCAATTTCTTGTACTTCATTTACAGATAAATACGAAGCTGTTTTATACCTAGATCCCTTACAGATTTCACAGTAAAGTTCTTTAGCCGAAGCGTAGCATTCGCATTTTTCTATTATATCTGTGTATTCAAGATATTGAGCTATTTCATGCCACTTTGACTTAAAAAGTTTCTTTGTTTGCTCTTTGTAAGCTCTCAACTTTTGCTGGTCTTCAGATAAAAGTGTTCCCATATCTAAAGAATGTTTCATCAAATTATTTAATGTTACATAAATAAAATTAGCTAACTGAAAATTTCCATTTACATCTACAAACTTTTTCCATTCTTCCATACATTCCTCACATAACTTAAGCGTATCTGCCACTTCCTCTTGGAGAAGGAATACCTCCACCCATTGGTCTACGAGTTCCAAACGAAGCTGTTCTATATTCATTTGATTTAGGATTAGCAGTAAGTGCACCGACACCAATAATGCCACTACCTGCAATCGCTCTTCTTTTTCCGGTTTGCAAAAACTCTGCGTCTCGAGCTGCATTAGCAGCGACTCTTGCATTGCGTACATTTTGCCCTCTAGCCATAGCTAACCTCTGTTTAGCTGTCATTCCACCAGTTCTAGACGGCGTACCAACCTTACCACCAGAAGATAGATGCGATACCTTGATTCCACCCTGCTTACTTTGGCGATATGCAGCTTGTGATGCTGCTGCAGCCCTACTTCTTGACCTGCCACCAATGCCTCCAATCTGAACTAAAGCCTTAGTAGCTCTCTTTCTAGCATTGGGGAACATCAGTACTTATACATTCCGGTAGGGCGACCAGGGCCTGCTTTATCAATACCTCTTCCACGCCTATTTCTAGTCATGTAATTAACTGCACCTAATCCACCAATAGCTGCTCCACCATACCTGTAGGGATGTTTACTAACCCTAGAAGATACTTGACTAGCCATACCTCTACCTCGACTTGCTGCAGAAGATGCTTTTGCAGGGGCAGCGTTTCGCAAATTACCCATTACACCTTGTGCCATATTGGCTACTCTTCTTCCTGTTGATCTAATCATTTCAGCCTTCCTCTTCAACTAATTTTAGATGTGCTGCTTTTTTAACAGGTTTTTTCATTTGAAATGAAAATTCACTGTCTACATAATCAATATAAAATATAGTACCTTTGGGAACTGTATTTTTAACTATAGTTTGCGCCAACTTGGACTCTATAGAATCTCTCCTTATTTGAGAAATACCCCTAGCACCTTTGACGGCATCTATCCCTAACTCTATCAATCCATTGATAACATTATCGGTATAATCAAGGCAAAGACCTTTTTTAGTCAATTTTGATGCTATGACTGACATTTCTAGTTGAGCTATCTTTTCGCAATCCTCTCTATTGAGATGATTAAAGATAACAATCTTATTGATCCTGTTAATAAACTCTGGTTTAAAATATTTTTCTATAGCTTCATTAGTTCTCTTCTCAACTATAGACCTAAGAGGAATATCAGAGGTTTTTCTTTCAAAATCTATTCTTGAGTTAAAACCCACACCAGTTCCAGTTAAATCTTTGACTACTTTATCGTTACCAAGATTTGTAGTCATAATGATTATAGATTTAGTAAAATCTACTTCTTCACCCTTATTGTCAGTAACAATACCTTCATCAAATATTCTTAAAAATGTGTTCCACATATCTTCATGAGCTTTTTCTACCTCATCTAATAAGACTACAGTATAGGGATTTTTCTTAACTTGGCTAGTTAGCTGACCACCTTCGTCATAGCCTATGTAACCTGGAGGTGATCCTAGCAGTTTTTGATTCTCATGCTTATGCTGAAACTCTCCGCAATCTATACGAATCATCCTACTAGAGTCACCATACATGTATTTATGCAGCATCTGAGCTAAGTGAGTCTTGCCCACTCCAGATGAACCAGCAAAAAGAAATGTCCCAAGTGGACTATTCTCGTCATTGAGATCTGCCTGAGATCTATATAAAGATGAAACTAAAATTTCTATAGCTTCATCTTGACCTATCACGTTACTTTTAAGATAATCTTCTAATCCTAAAAACTTTTGCTTACTTATCTTTTTATTATCTTTTCCAGCTTTTAGATGCTTCCTGCTGGTCACCTGATTTTTCTTTAAAAAATCTTTTATCTGATCTACATCCAGATCGTCTACATCTGCCTCGTCATCAAAAGATGCAGAAGGATCCGAATGCCCATATGCTGAATCTAGCCAGTAGTCTACATCCAAACCAGGATTAAGCATAATACAACCTGTGTAGATTGCTTCTATAGCTCGTTCACCAGCTGTTCGAGACATCATTGAAAGCGACTGTGCCACATCGGTATTTAAGTTGTAAACATAGTTATGAAGGATTTTCTTCTTAAAATTTTGTTCCTTGAGTCTTTTATTCTTCTGTACAAACTCTTCAACTTCGGTTGGGGGGAGAACTTTAAATTTTACGTTTGTGCCGAGCTCAGGAATATGTATTGAATATATTTGCATATCTCAACCTCTCTAAGCCATATATAAGTATATGTTAAGTATATATATAATAATAGTATATATTAACATATAGTTATATAGTAAGGGGGAAAGGGGGAAAGGGGGGCGTATTACCAGTCTATCATACGTGTCAAGTCATGTGCAATCTTCAATCTTCGGATGTGGTTCTGCACATGGTCCGACAAATCCCCAAAATAATAAAAGATCGTGCGGAGTGTGGAATCTCTTGTTGAGTAGATATAATGCCAGATGTAGGTACTCACGATCTTGTTCACACTTGCTCATGGGTGCTCCTTAGGATATAATATGATCCTGTAATTATAACACAAAACACGGAGTGGAGAAAATGGAAGAAACGTTACAGACTAAGGCAGAAAAGATCCACGAGAACTTCATGGAAATGTACCATTCATGCGTCATTGCGGTGGAAGAATCCTTCCCAACACATGACAACGCAACAATGAAATTAATGAACTGCCTATATGACGAAACGACCCACATGGTTCAGGTATTTCATGATATACTTCATGAGTATATCAATGAGGTAAGACATTCTTACCAGCAAGGAACTTTATTTGATGACTGAAGAAAATGACGCAAGCTCAAAAGCATTAGAGCTAACAATAGCCCAACTGCACAAGCAATATGGTGCCGGGTCCGTTATGCGGTTGGGTTCAACCAATATCAAACCATGGGAGTCTGTATCTACAGGTGCACTGACGTTAGATAATGCTCTCGGTATAGGTGGCTTACCACGTGGTCGTGTTGTTGAAATATTTGGACCGGAATCTTCTGGCAAGTCGACAATAGCTTTGACGACAGTATCTAAGGCGCAGCAGATGGGTCTCACATGCGCCTATATTGACGCAGAACACGCTTTAGACCCTGTTTACATGCAAGCAGTAGGTATTGACCTAGATAACCTCTTGCTGGCCCAACCAGACTACGGTGAACAGGGGTTGGATATATCTGACCGTCTTTTGCGTACAGGTGAAATAGGTCTGATAGTGATTGATTCTGTTGCAGCACTTGTGCCAAAGGCTGAACTTGATGGCGAGATGGAACAAGCCCATATGGGTCTCCAGGCTCGCATGATGGCAAAAGCTCTTCGTAAGATGACTGGATTAGCTGCCCAGCACAACACACTGATCATATTCATTAATCAGTTAAGAAATAAGATTGGCGTCATGTTCGGTAACCCTGAGACTACCCCTGGTGGCATGTCCCTTAAGTTCTATGCTTCTGTACGTATAGATGTACGTAAGCGAGAGGATCTTAAAGATAAACAGGGTAACCCTAGTGGAATCGGTGTAAAAGCTAAAATTATTAAAAATAAGATGGCCCCGCCAATGAAAGTAGTAGAATTTAACATCAACTATGCTAAAGGTATAGACGAATATGGATGTTTGTTCGATGTCGCTATATCTAAAGGCATTTTTGTTCAGAAAGGATCTTGGGTGTATCACAATGATGAGAATTACGCCCAAGGTCGTGACAACACTATAGAAAAGATGAAAGAAGATGAAAGACTTATCGCAATGATTAAAGGTGAAACAAATGACGAACTCAGAACCGACGACGTGTCCTGATTGTCAGTACCCTCCCAATTTCATAGTTCAAGAACTTCCAGAGCGAGAAGACGGCGTCCGGTGGTGCTCCGTCAAATGCCGAGACTGTGAAGACTATTGGGAAGAACCTCTCGAACAAATTTAATTTTTTTTTTAAATTTACAAACAGATATTTAAGGGTACTATAATTTTATGTTCTATGATCAAGATGGCGAACAAGACGGTTTTGACTTTGTTAAGAAGATCTTATTGATCTTTGACCAGTATTTTGATGCGGATGAACGGTCGCTCTTAGATTTTACTCATGAGCTTTCTACGACTGGTGAAGAGAAGTATGTGACGATTCACCCTACTGAGGACGGTTTAATATCTTTTTGTGTATTAACACCGGATCAGTTAGAAATGGTTGAATCTATATCACAGTTCTCTAACACTCCGATGGATAAGCTTATACCTGAACTTGCTCGCGAAGGTGATATACCGTCGCTAGTGATAAACCCTAAAGATGGTGTAGAGGAAGATTAGATCAATCATGATCTGAACTTAATCAGTTATCTTTCTAAATTATCTGTTAAACAGACGTCCTGTGGAAACGCGGGGCGTCTTTTTTTATTCCTCACAACCTTTTTCAATTTTTTTTTCACAAAATTCTCCTTGTCTTAAACCTGCAAGACAATAGTATTTTTATCTGACACAACACGATCCGTGAAAATGGAAACACGAAAAAGGGGTACGACGCCGGCAAAAACGCTGGAATCGCACCCCTTAATCGCAGGAGGGTTCACATAACTAACACCACGTTGTCCCTATTATATCAGTAATCGTACCCCGCTTCAAACCCCATCTCGTCATAAATAGACTCTACATGAGAAGAATAGGCTGATACAAGATCTCCAGAACAATAGTAGTCTACTTCTGAGAACCATTGTAAACAGTCAGGACATCTCATAGTAGAAGAAGCGATCTCATCTGAGATCACAAACTCTGACCCACACTTAGGGCAATCCACATATGTACTCATTGATACTCCCTTTGCTTGCTAAGCATCTGTTTGTTGTTGCAGCCATCTAATGATAGCCATCTGTATTATTACCACACTTAGCATCTACTTGCAACCCCTGTATAGAGATTTCTATAAAAACTATGTGTGAAACCAGAATAGTACAGGCTTGTTGCGGCGATCACAACCTCTCAACATATAAAAAGATATAAAAAAAATCATATAAGGTGAAAACTAAGGAAAATTTATAAGGACCATATATTGTGCATATGTGTTGCCTTTTAGGCTTAACGTGCCCACCCGGGCATGGGGGTAACACATGGAAGGGAGTGTCATGAAGAACGCGGTTCTTGTTGATATTGACGGGACTCTTGTTGAAGTGACGCCTAACTGGAACATGGAGCGTGACCTCGAGTGGGTCGCTGAGACGCTGACCGCAAAGGTGCATGTGGATGCGGTCGAGATGGTCCACTCGTTGAAGGAGCAGGGGTTTGTGATCGTGGTTCTGACGGCTCGTGGGCAGAGCTGCAAGAAGAACACCTGGAAGAAGTTCCGGGAGATCGGCATTGCGGACGTGGTGGATAGCGTCTGGCACAGGCCGGTGGCGTGGAACAATGTTCCTAGCGTCGAGTACAAAGAGGCGATGATCAAGCGTCTCTTGAGGAAGTACAACTTCGTCATGGCGATGGAGGATGAGGATAGGAATATTGCCATGATGGAGAAGTATGGCATGAAGATCTGGAAGGGGCAGGGCTGATCCTGCCTCACCCGCCAGAGGGGTGAATAAACATACTTCTGGGCCCTCCCTTGGTGGGTTCTCCTGGGTTCGATTCCCAGGGAGGGCACTGTTCGCAATCCCGCGGACAACAACAACATGATTGGAGGAATCATGAGGAACATCAACATCCGACTGCTCATTGTGGCAGTCCTCATCAGCATCACATTTGTGGTGTTCTTGGTGACGATCCCCAAGGCCATCTGGTTGGTGGCGTGGGCGATTGTCACCCCACCTAAGACTGTGGCTATTCCACTGGCTGCAGTCCTGGCTACCGCTGCCTTGACCTGGGGTTTGGGCCTGGCAGCAATTATGTACAGCCTCTTCGGAGGATTCATTCGTATTTGGAAGGGAGAGCGATAACGTACAAGAACCTGCGTTGTGCGGGGTGTGCGGTGAGAGGACGAGATCAGGGATCTTATCCTTCAGGATATTGAGCTTTTCTTCAACAACATGAAAGGATATAAATGAAAGTTATCACTTGGCTTTCCTCGGGAATTGACCCGAGGAAAGGGGTTGCTCCCGGTAAGTGTGTATTTACCGGGGAGTATCCCGGGGTATTTTGTGTCCCCTTTGTGGAGGACGAGAAGTCCCTACATTACCGCCTCAACACGTTTTGGAATGGAGGTCACCGAGATCTACAAGTGATCCTAGATGTCCCCAATGAAAACCTCTTTCTGAGGTTAATGGGAAGGGAGAAGCCACTCCCAATCTCCCCCAGCAACGGCGAAGTTGCCGTCCGTCGCATCATCAACAAGTGCTGGGACGACGATAACGCCCTTGTCATTAAGAACTTTGATCCACAATGGATTGTAGAAATCAAGGAGGAATTCTGATGTACAAGAACCTGCGTCGTGCGGGGTGTGCGGTGATTGGATGTCACCGTACGCCTCGCCCAAAGGCAGAACAGGGCAAGAAGGTGGTGTATATCACCTGCTCTGTCCACAGGCAGCATGAAGAAGCTGCAAGAGCGTTCTACAAGGAGATGTCTCTGTACAACGTGCATATGGCAGGAGGACACGTTGAACAGCGTGATCCTGACTGTCAGGAGTGCAATAAGAAAATGATTGACATCTGCGGATGTCAGGGAGGAGGAAAGTGATGGAATGGTGCAAGTGTATGCAGCCGAGAGAGTTCAAGGAGGCTGTAGCAGATATCTTTTCTGCTCAGCTTGTCGATGGAAAGCGTCGTGGAGAAATCTTTGAGCTTTTTGAGGTGAAGAACTTTGAGGAGTTCAAGGATGAACTCAGCGATGTCTCGTGGGGCATTGGACGGTTGATTGCTGGGTTGTTCGGAAAGGTTTATTTCCGGATGCCGGGTGATCGTAAGCACTATGAGAAGGTTGCTGCTCGTATGGCTGAGTATGGCTGTACGAGGAGCAAGCGCTTCTTGGTGGAGGGAAAGTGTCCTTCAGATGAATGAAAGGGATATGAACATGAAGAGGTATAAGGCTGCAATTGTTGATGTGGATCTCACCTTAGTTGGTGATACTCCATTTATCATGGAGAAGGCACACGATGCTGCCTACCTGCAGGAGTGGCATAAGAATACGCTGCAGGCGGAGAGGCTTGATGTTGGAGTTGATTTCATCAAGCTGCTGCATGCGAGCGGCTTCAAGCTGGTGATTATGACTGCACGTGATTTGACCGGAAGGAAAGAGCTGCACCAGAAGCTTGTTGAGCTCGGTATTGCTGACCTTTTCCATCGAATCATGATGCGTCACACTCATGAGAATGGGCTTCCTTCGGGAATTGTGAAGCGGCGGATGATCAATGATGTTGATCATATTTATGACTTCAAGTTTGCTGTTGATGACAGTAATCATGATGTTTATAAGAGCTTGGAGATCAAGGTTATTGACTCCAATAAGTGGAATGGAGGAAAGTAATGAGAAATCCAGAAGAAATCAAGGCAAAGTACCCTGGCTCGAACAACTCTCGGGTCCACAAGAGGGCTCTCGAAGAGCTCTCTAACGAGGACCTCGAATTCATGGGGTTTGGCCGGCACACGTCCAGGTGGTCATTCGTCTTCACCGACAACAACCACGGATGGACTCTCATCTTGACCAGGTATCACCGCAAGGTCAATGTCAACACTGGGACTATTAGCAAGTGGGCTGAAAACATCTTCGTCTACTTTACCCCGACGCCGAATGGTCTCCGGATCAGGGCGAAGCACGGCAAGAACGTCGCATGGGGATTCTCGAGTGTTTGCAACATGCTTGAGAAGAACCAAGTGCCCGGCGGCAGCATGATGTCCTTCTTTAAGGAGAACTTTGACATTGAGGACTTTGTCCCACAGGCCAAGTATCTCCTTCCGGATGAACACCAGGACATGTACACTCTTGTTCGCATGAGTGCGTACATGCACAGGTTGCTTGCCGAGCAGCCTGGTATCAAGGGAGTCATGAAAGAAATCTTCAAGGGAAACAAGCATGGTGTCCCGAAAGATATCTTCGATGGCAACCTGAACAAGCCCATGACACTTACCAATCTGGTTAAGTATGCCCATCTCTCCCAGGCTCTCAGTGGCTACGGTGACAAGGCATCTGATTGGCTCAGAGGCATCAGCCTCAACATGGATAGATTTGACTACTCACGCCTGATCGGTCTATGCCGGAATATCAAGATGTACGGCAAGTTCTTCAACTACGATCAGCATTCGTTCAACAAGCTTCGAGTGCATTTGGAGAATCTCTTTGGTCAAGAGTTCAACCATTTCCTTGACCTTAACGGACCAAACGAGTTGATTCATGACACCATCCAGATGCTGTTGCCCGAGAACACTGTTCTCAGAGAGCAATTCACTCGCAGGGAGCGGAAAGGAATCCGTAAATGGTATCGTGGCAATCGAGGAATCAAGGATCTTCACGATTACCTTGTTTTGCTTGATACTCAGAAGCGGCAGATCAAGAGGCAGGCCGACCGGCAGCGCGCACTAGAGCAGGTCAGGAGAGCCGAAGCTGACCGGCGGCAGGCACTAGATCTTGATATGGCGCACTGGGAACTGGAACACGAGAAGAGGGCTCAAGAAGTAAAGGCCAAGAGAGAGGCCAGCCTTCTGAGGCTTGATTCATTCAAGGGAGACGTCGGCTCGAACATCATCTGCGTACCACCCAAGAGTGAGGACGACATGCTCCTTTGGGGTCAAGAAACCCATACTTGCATTGCGTCCTACACCGAACGTGTCATGACCGGTAAGTTGATCTGCTTGTCATTCGTGCAACATGGACAGATTGTCGCACTTGCAGAAATCTCTAAGAGCATGCATCTCAGTCAGCTTCTCGGTAAGTACAACCAGGTTTTGGAAGACGATATCAGAAGTCTGATCGTCTCCTACCTTGAGGGCAAGGGAGTTGATGTCTCCGGAAACTGGATCGGATCGTAGGACTTAAA